GTTGAACCAGATGGAATCGTAACTGTACCACTATCTATAGTAATTGGGCCAGCTGTCATACCGTTTATATTTTGGTATATAGTATGTGTTCCAGAGCCAGTACCAGTAATATTTACAGCTGATCCACCAAATGTTTCTGACACTTTTAAAGTAGCAGTAGCAACATCTCTAACAAAATACTGCGTTCCTGCGGCTAGACCAGCAGGGAGAGCACCACCAGAATTTGTAAATTGAACTGTGTCATTATCAGCAAAGCCGTCATCTGTTCCTTTATTTATGGTATCCGCACTTGCGTCAGCTGTACAAGTAGCAGAGTGATCGCTCAAAGTTATAGACTCAGCTATGTTTGTAGCATTTGTTCTGATAACTGCGTTAGTTCCAACAGAAGGACCACCCCCTGCACTAGCTACGACTGCTGTTCCGTCAGCTTTTGTATAATTTACACAATGAACGTCATTACTACCCGTGCTAAAAAACTCCGCTACATCTCCTGCAGCTGTTGTTATATTAGCTTCACCAGGTAAATCTAAATCAGTAGCATTATGGGTAAGCTGAAGAGCGCCATCAAACTGGCAAAAGAATTGACGATTAGCGTCCACAACAAAAGCAGTTATTGTAGTGGTTCCTGTTACATCAAAATAGTTACCTGTAGTAGTAACTGTCGGACTACCTGAAGCTATATCGGTCCCTTTTTTACATATATTAGTTTCTAAATTTGTTCTAGCCGCTAGTGCTGTGCTTGCTCCTGTACCACCTTCTGTAAGAGCTAAATCTGTCCCTAAAGTTAGTGATGTTAAATGAGTAACAGCATCTACAACATTTGTGCCGTTATTGTAAACCCACATTGTTTTGCCGGAAGCAACACCAATTCCTGTACCAGAAGGAGTTTTAATTGTAATAATATCCGCAGTACCATTATTAACTAAATAGCTTTTTTCTATGGCAGGGACTATTAAATTCTGAGCACCGCCAGACGTTCCAGTTAAATTAAGTCTTAGATTACGAGCTGGTTGAGCAGCAACAGTATCAGATAAAGTTAAGGTTACAGCTCCACTAGAAAAAGCCACGTCTGTAGAACCAGCGATGGCTTCTGTTAAAGCTACTGAAAGGTTATTATTAGTAGTGGTTCCCCACGTACCTGATTGTTCTCCAGTCGCTATTAATTCAAACTTTAATGATGAAAATGTACTCGCCATAATAATTCCTCTATATTTCTTTCCAGTCCGCTGTTTGCGATGTGTCTATTATAATCCAATTAGGATTTCCCAATATTGGTGCGACACCCCCTATAGTAACACTTCCAGTTAAAGTTCTAGAAGCAAAATTAACTACTAGAGGCGCGGTACTAGCTAATCCTATTGATCCAACAAGAGTTGTAATATTAGCTGGTCTTAATTCTGGAACTAACCCTGCTAAACTTACAGCTCCAACTAAAGGAACTATATCTAGCTTATTAGTAATCGTAGGCGCTACACCAGCTAATGTCAATGCTCCTACAGTCGGTTGAGCAAAGTCCCCAGTTACTAAACTTGGTGCTGCACCAGAAATAGCTACAGCGCCAACTGCTCCATTACTAGCTAAGCCTTGGCCCCAAGGACCAGAACTCCAAGTTCCTCTATCCCAACCCGCAGTTTGAACAGCCATTTTTACTCCTTAAGTTAGAGTAAATATACCCGTTGCTGCTGGTAATACCGTTAAAGTATTAGGCGATGTTACAGTAAATTGAGAACTTGATAACTGACAAAAACATAATAATTTACCTGCTGTAGAGCCTGTAGAATTACGTATGATTGCGTATTTAACATTTGTTAAACTAGCTCCCGATGCAGTAAATGTAAGTCCTATTGTCGTCATAGTAAACTTCATTTGTTTTGCTGAAGCACCTACTGTCCACTGAGAAGTAGCAGGGACAAGGTTTTTTCCGCCTGTTACATACCCACCAGTAGCTGATATTTCATTAGTTATTTGGCTATAAGTACTTAGTGTAAAAGTAGAAGCATTACTAGCCGATCTAGCTAGAACCATTTTAAATACACCAGCACCCAGCGTAATAGTGCCGTTGCCAAGGTATTTCTTAGCTTCGTTGTAAAGTTGCCATGCTGATGCGGCCATTTTTAAATCTCCTTAATATTAGCGTGTGTCGCGCCGATTTCTAAAATATGACGGAGTAATCCTCCATATATCTCTAGTTCAATTTCGTCACCCAAATGTTCAATTAACGTTATAAACTCTTGGGCTTGTGAAACCATCCAAGGATTACAGTAAAAAATCTTCCCGCCCACGTTCACAGGAACTACTGCATCACCGTCATTTTCTTTTTGCTCATATGCATGGTGTTTTTCTTCATCTAGGCATGAATCACACCCAAATAAGTGAAATCTTTTAAAACCTAACATTCTAAATAATGGTATAGCCCTAAGTAAAGCTGTTGACCCACCAGGTGTATGCCACCAATGTTCGTATTTTTCTCTTAATATAGCACCAATTAACTCTGCGCCTGTATGCCATATGTAAGTTCTTTCTTTAGGAAGCCCTTCAAATAAAGCAGGATCGCACTGAGAAGCTATAAAATATTTACAATCTTCTATAATCGGCTTAGTAAATTTAACGTTAAATGGTCTTGCGTCTACTATAATTAAAGCAGAGGGAGATAAACCCTTATCAATACACCATTTATAAGCGCCGTTTATTGTAATAAGTTTAACACCGCTCTCTCTTAACTGTCTAATTTTTTCAATATTACTTTCAACTGAAGGACCTCCTCCTACAATCATAGCTTCTATATCATTAGTAGGGTAAGGTTTAACTTGTTGAATCCCTAAAGATATATTATGTAATACGTTGTTTTTTACTATTTCGTCATCAGTATTTACCACGCCTATGTCTACAATGTCAGTTCCATCAGCCCATGCTGTTACGTACACTTTGCAATAATCGCCTGAATTATCAGACCAATGTACAACACAATCTCTAGAGTTAAATTTTTCAAGCCACCATTCATATTTATAAATTTTAGTAGACATGCAAAAAAATACGTGCTGGCAAGCTTTTAAGCAATTATCTAAAGCTTTATCTATATCATCAGGAGTAAGATGCTCTATAACATCTACACAATATCCGTACGCAGCGTTATCTTTAATTGGTTCAGTTATATTGCCTTCCATAAACCTTAAAGTATGTTTTTGTGTCTCTAACATAGGGACAATATCTTTATCCAAACAATTAGGAGCAAAGTCAACATAAGTCACATTAAGTTTTCCAAACACAGCTAAATTTAACCCTCCTCGACCTGTTCCACATCCTATGTCTAAAACTGAAGAACCAGCACGGGGTTTAGCTGTTTGTAAAAACTCATTGTAAATTTGTTCACCTAAACATTTTTCACGAGACTCTTCTCTGTTCCAAATATCTATATATTCTTGTTGTTCTAATTTTTTATAATCAATTAAACTATTTATTACTACTTGAGGAGGCTCAGAAAACACAGATGAGTTAGTCATTATTCAATCCTTATGATAGCGCTAGAAGAATTAGCGGTAGGAAATTCTATAGTCAAAGTTTGATCAACAGTTGTTTTTGTATCGCCAAAATCTAAAATTGCTACAGATTTATCGCTTTGAGTGCTGTTATAAATTAAAGCACCTCTAGCTGAAATAGAAGACCCACTCCAAGAAGTAGGACTAAAACTTAAAAACGCCGTAGTATCTGTAGATGTAGGAACTTGTGAAACTGTAAGGGTGTTACCTCCAGCTGTATAACCAGTACCAGAAGCTTCATTAGAAGCATTATAAACGGTTGTAGAAGCGCTTAAATCAGCATCCGAAGTATATAAAGCTATTTTAAAAGTGTCTGCTGTAGTAGCCGCACGGACTACTCCAGTACTAAAATTATGTACGCCATTAAGAATATCTACTTTAAAACTTGTAGTTTGTGTTTGAACGATAGCCATTTATTTATACTCTAGGTTGAGGTCTGGCAACAGGTATTCTAACTTGACCACTTCTATATGCGTCTCGTCTATTTTTACCTTCTCCTAGACCTTTTAGTTCTTCCATAGCTTCAGCGTATCTTTCTCTGTATTGATTAGTAATTTCATCATTTTCTTTTAGATACGCAGCTGCTTCCAACAACGAACCATAAAATAACGCAGTGTCGAAATTATCGCCCAACCAAGAAGTACTAGCAGTAACAATAGAATCAGGATAAAAATAATAATGTAATTCAGCATCATACGCAGTGTCTGGTGTTGGCCCCAAAATAAATTTTGTCTCGTCAAATATCGCATAGTATTGCGGTGTCCCGTTAAAAGCAGTGTCAATATCTGGAAAAGACTGCCTAATAAAATTAACATCTTTATTTAAAAGGTAAGTATATTCATTACTTGAATTTATAACAGCTAAACTATAGGCAGCAAGCCAATCATCAGGTACTTCTAAATATTTATTATTAGAAGAAATTTTACCAGTTACATTTTTACGTAAGTCTGGTATTTGTACAGCATTGTATATACGTTGTTCCGCATTCTGAATAAACGTATTTACATCTGTAGTCGTGTAGTCATTTTCTGTATATGACTTTATAGCCGCTACTAATTCTGTGTAATTCATATTTACGCCATTGGTCCGCGAGCTTTAGTGCCTTTGGTAGCTGCTCCATTACCGCGAGTTACAATACCTGATGTTTTAACATCCTTTTCTGGGTATCCTGCTACATGAGGAACTTTTGTTTTTTGAGGTTTATTATCTGTTTTCATTTAAAATCTCCTTAATCTATGTAATTGATATGGTAACACTTCCTACCTTACCTTCTGAAACTAAATTGTTAGGTGTAAGTTCATTAACAGGGCTAACTGCTCCGCCTACGGGATTCCAACCCCATTGTATACCTCGACTGCTTTTTCCCCCTTGCACAGCGAGGCTGGTGTCAGGTCTAGGGTTTTGTACCGCTTGAGGGTCAACTACTGGGTACATCCCTTGCATATTTTGTGGCTGATCAGGATTCCAGCATTCGGGACATACTAATATGTTAGTTTGTGTGGTTCTTATAAACAAACTTTTAAGCTTTTTAAGTTTAAATTCAAACCCACATCTATCGCAAATTGCTATAGAGTTTTTATTTGAAGCATATTTTTGACCCATAATAATTCCTATACAAATTGTTGTCTTGGAGATATAAGTAAAGTAGCTTTTTCTCTATCTTCAGTAGAAGCTAACAACCATTGTTCTTCGTAATCTTGTTTTAAAAACTGTGTTCTTTCACCAGCTCCAGGAATTTTTAACGACAAATAATAAGAAAGCCCAGCTACTAAACAAGGTAAAAATCTAAAAGGTATTTCTTGGTTAGTAACTCCTGTTCCAGCGTCTTCAATTCTTTTCATTCTCCAATACACAAAAGTATAAGTATCATTATCAGGTACAGGCCACAAAGTAATAGTAGGGATCTCTGCTTTTCTATCTATATAAACTTGATTAGGACGTCCTGTACTATTTTTACTAGGTATAGAAGCAAATGTAGGAACAGCAATTCTAGAAATACTAATATCTTCTTGTGTACCCCCCGTGCCGGTTCTAATTACCTGACTCACTAAATCAATAGTATTAGAAGGTAAAGGATAGTTAGCTGTTCCTTCTGTTAACGTTACAGTTCCTTCTTCTATAGTCCACAAATTAACGCCTCTATTAGCCCATTCTATAGTTAATAAATTAAGACTACGTGTAGCTGTTTTTAAATCATATCCAGTGCGTAATTCTGCACCACATCTTTCAAATGCTTCTTCTACAAGCAAGTTTAAATCTAAGTTAAAGGCTGTTGTTCCTGAAGTAGCCATCTTATGCCCTCTTTCTGTTCATATTTCTAAAAGTTGTGGCTAGGTTATACCTTTTAGACCCTGGAGGACAAGAGGAACTGCCATATTTTTCCCCTGTACACACCCCTTCAGTGCCTTTTTTCTCTATACGAGACCTAACTTTTTGTATCCATTTTTTATCTACAGAGCCACCTTTCTTAAATGGAGCTATAAGATTTGGAGTAGCCCGTAAAAATCCTGATTCCCTAAGCATATTTAGTAGTTGCCCAACTTCTACTTCTCCTTCTTTTGATGCGCCTTTTATAATCGCGTCTGCAGCTTTTTTTGGTCCTCCAGGAAACTCTCTGACAAAAGTGTAAAGCGCATTTCTTTCAGTTGGTTTAAGTTTTGCATATTCTTTTGGAGATAATTCAAGAGCCTTTCCCATAAATTCTTTTAATTCGCGTTTAGCTTTTCTTCTTGCCTGACCTTTAGTTTGACCAAAATAACTTTTTGTGTAATCTAAAGGTTTATCAGGAGCATCAGTATCCCACCATTCTTTAGGTTTTTTAATTTCATCTAATCTTTCTTGTTGTTTAGTTAAACTTTTAAATCCTTGTCCTTTTGGTGATGCAGTAGCAAAACTTTTATCGAGCATACCCAGTCTTTTCATTGGTGGTAGTTTTCTAAAATCTGCTGTATTCATTTCAGTTCCATCGCCAAGAATAGTTTTGCGACCAGTTTTATCAAGTCTTGCAGCTGCACCGGGAGTTGTTCGTTCTAATATCCTTCCCTGAGCTCTGTCTAAAGCTCCACGCTGTTCCCCCCATGTCATTCCTCTAGATCTTGCCCCAGCAAGACCAGCATATTCTGCTTGAGTCATTCCAGTTTGCGTTAATTCAGGAGGTATTTTAAAACCTGTTGCTGGTTCAGAAATTCTAGCCCCTCCAGCCTTCGCTAATTGTAATCGTCTATTAAGCTCATTTTTTTGAGCATTACTTAATGAAGCAAACTCATCAATAGTTAAACCCGTTTGGCTACTAAAGCGATCACGAGGAGCACCTGTACGCCCTGCCCATGCAACTTCCTTTACACCATATTCAGGGTTTTTTATAATTGCATTGGTGTCTATCTCCTCTTTTGTTAAATCTCTATAACCTTTAATACGTAACTCTGTTGCTTTTTCTTTTGACGCACGAATTTTTTTTGGTATGTCTCTCATTTTTCCCGATACACTATCCCATTCACGTGTTTTAGTGACTGTAGATGTTTTAATATCTCCTGTTTTAGGATATGCATATTTTAATTTTCCTTGAGGATTAAGACTATAAGGAACACCAGCTAAAATATCATCTTCAGGAGTTATAGCCCCCATAGACCTTCTTGTTTGACGACCCGTTAATTCTTTTGCAAACACAGGAGCTGCACCACGAGCTCTTTCTATTTTGCTTATCTCTTCTAATTCAGACCCTGTACCTATGGGAGCATTGCCACGTCGCCTTTGTACATACTTACCAGCTGGCATTTCGGCTTCTAAGGCATATTCAGGTAATTCTGATCGACCCGTGCCGCCTACTGTTGCACTAGGTTTTGGACTAATAAATGTTTCTCGTGATGCTTTTTTTCCTGCCCCATAAACTGCGGCGCTTCCTGCACGAGGTTCGCCTCTATAACGGGGGTTATAACCTTCAAAACCATATTCTTGTGGGTTATATGGTTCTTTATATACATCCTTAGGTAATTTACGAGGATCTCTTTGTATATCACCTTTTACAACAGCAGCTCTATCTTGAAATGTTTCTAACTCTTGTTCTCTTGTTCTTTCTGCTATGCGTTTTTTTAATCTTTCTTGTTCTAAACGTCTTCTAACATCAGCTTCTCCAACGGCGGTTGTTTCTGAAAATTCATCTCCAGCTTTCGTACCAAATAATGATTTTTGTTTTTTTGAATATATTAATTCATTTTGTAGTTTATCACGTTTAGCATAAGCTTTTCTAAGTTCATCATCTCCTTCCGCTAATCCCCTTGCTCTAAATTTATCTATATCCTCGTTAGCTTCTCGAATTCTTTTTTGAAGCATACCTACTTTAGTATTGCTAACAGGAACTTTTTTAATTGGTCTTCTTTTAATTGATTTTATTGTTTTTGTCGCTTCCACACCTAGTGCTTCATCTGGAAACATATCAAGTTGAGCTGCGCTTGTTCTTTCAGGAAGTGATTGATATGCGAATGCAGGATTACCCTTAAGTTCACCTTTATCAATTAACTTGGCTACTGCCGCTTGTTGTCTTTTTGTTAGCTGGTTTACGGTTCCACTGTCTATAGCTTGTTGAAGGTCTTTTTTACCCTTTGCAGTTAAACCAAACTGTCTTGGTGCAGGGCCAACTATACCTGGTGTTGATACTGGTTCATGTATATACCCACTTCCTTTAAACGCATCCCAATCATGAATTTTTCTATCCTCAGGTTTAACATAGCCAGTTTTTTGAGCAAAATCCCAAGGGTCTTCTTTTTTTCCAGCTTTTCTTTCAGCTATTTTTTTAGCTAAAATTTCAGCTTTAGACAATTCTTCTATCTCTCCTTTTTCAAGAGCTATTAATCGTTGTCTTATACCAGGAGAATCTCTAAAACTTTTTTGTATTTGTTCTGTTAGTAATGCTTTTCTTTCTGCGGGACTTTTACCTGCGTCTTTAAGACGTTTTAAAAATTGTTTACCTGCAGGTGATTTTGCAAACCCCACTACCGCACGACCAAGTCCAACTACAACGGGAGCTACCATTTATGCACTCCTTTTAAACTAAACGGCCTTTAGTGTGACCTTGTCTAGCTATACCATCAGCACGTTTTGATGCTTTTGATCTGCCAGAAGATTTATTACCAGCATAAGCGCGACCACCGCCTTTTTTAGACATGGCCTTACTTTCATCACGACGATCTTTATATTTTTGCTCTTTCTTCTTACCATGACGAACACCTAAAGATTCATCAAGACGAGAATCGTAGCCTTGTACTTTACCGCCTTTTTTCATACCAGCAACTTTACGTGAGTGGCTTCTTCCTAATGCGGCTCTTTCCATAGTAGTCATGTCT